CCCTGATTTCAAATTAGTCTCTGATAAATAAATCATTAAAGTTTTATCAAAAAGATAATTGCCATTAGGATCATGTGAATCTGTGTGTATCCAATCTTCAATAGAATTATTTAATCTTAAATGAACATGTGATTTCATTTTTATCCCATTTTTAGAAAACGGAATTTTAAATTTTGTAAAAAATTCGTGTAAAATTAAATTAAATAAAAAAGGATTTTGATTAAAAAGATTTTCACTTCTTAATCCAGGCCAATTTTCTGTAATATTAAATTTTTTATTATATTTATTTAAATCGTATAAAGGTATTTTTTTAAAAGCTTTTTCTATGTTAGAAAAATTATTAAAGAAGTTGTCTACAACTATTATTTTCATTTAATTTCTTTCTATTAAAACTTAATTGAAAATTAAATATCGTGTTGTCCGTTATTATTTTCAATCCAAGTTTGAGAAGATTCATCCCATTTCCATACAAAAACTGTATCTGTAGGTTCTGGTTTAGCAGTCGGTGGATCCCAAGCCCATGTTGAAGTATTTAAAGTCCAACTTGGATAAGGTTGTTCACCTATAAAAACATTATTTTCTGAATCATATTTCATACCAATACCAGCAAAATTTCCTCTAAAAGCTTTAGTTTGATCTTCTGAAGGTGTATTTTCTGTGTAATGTACTCCATTAGCTGTGTTGTAAGAAGTTTGTTTCCATTTAGATGCTTCCCAACCAAAAACGTTTTCTAAAAATTGTTGACCAGCTTCTTCTGTAGATGCATCGCTATCAGCAACTACAACTACTTGTAGCACTTTATTATTGTCATCTAATTTTGCAAAATGTGCCATAATTAATCCGTTACCGTTAATGTCCCTGTCGAATTAAATGTGTGAATAGTATCATCACCACTCGTAGTTTTAGTTCCTCCAGTAACATTTGAAGGGGCATCTGCTGTTGTATATCTGATAACTACAATACCTGAACCACCATTAGTAGAAGTAGGTCTATTTGATCCGACGGCTCCGCCTGATCCTCCTCCTTGATTAGTTCCTCCTGATTGATTAGTTGCTCCACCGCCACCGGGACCTCCACTAGCTGGGCCTGACGGACCTGGACCTGCTGATCCTCCAGCGCCACCTCCAGAATAGCTTGCAGGTGATCCTGTAATTGAAGATGCTACACCAGCTCCTCCTGGACCTCCAGCATTATTGGATGTAAAACTACCTTGAGCGCCAGCTCCACCACCACCGCCTGATAAATAAAAAGGGAATGTGTTATTTGATGAACCGCCTGGATTTCCTTCTGGTGGACTAAATCCTCCTTCATTACCATTAGATAATGGAGATTGACCTTTGGTTCCTGCACCAGAACCTCCTTGAGGTGCTCCTCCCAAATCTCCACCTGCTCCGCCGCCACCTGTCGACGTAATAGTTGAAAATGAGGATGGTGCTCCTTTACCTGCGGGTGGGCTACCATAAGTATTAAAATTTGCTGGGCCTCCTGCTCCTACTGTTATAGGATAAGATTCACCTACTTCAACATCAATAGGACTAGAAGCATCTAATGGAGAATCATAAGAGACTCTAAAGCCTCCTCCTCCACCACCGCCAAATGCGTTAGGGTTTTGATTACCTCCAGAACCACCACCAGCTATAACTAAATATGACACACCAAATTTTTTTGCTCCGCCACCACGTCCAAAACCTCTTGCTGAAGAAGCTCCAGTTGTTCCTAATAAAGGCATCTTTCTATATTCCTCCTATTACGCAAATTGCGTTTGAGCAGCTAACACAGTAAATGTAGCTGATCCAGTTTTAATAACTGTATATGTATAAACATCTAATGAACTTGCATTACCTGCAGATGGCGCTGATCCACCTTGCCATTCTGGAGTAACACCTGATCCATCAATTTGTACTGCTGAATTGTAATATGGTGTAGCACCTTGTTTTACAATGTGTGCAATAGTTATTGACTCACCTGTGTCCATTATATTGTCAAGAGTGTTTGATCCATCTCCTCTGATGTTTAATGTCCAGTTAGCTGCTGCATCTGAAGTAAAGTTCCAAACTGCTTGTGTAAGAACATCGTAGTTGATTGTTCCTGTAGCAGCTGTAGCTTCGTTTGTAACTTTTTCTGCAACGCTTTCGATTTTACCTTGGCCGTTGAAAGTCGCTCTTCCATAACCTTTAGGTGTTAAATTTAAATCTATATTTGTATCGTCACCAGTTGCAGATAAATTAGGTGCATTACCTGTTGCTGCGTTAGTAACGGTAAATTCATTAACTGCTGATGCAGTTTTTGCCATTTTGATGTATTCGTTGTTTGAATCATCTTGAATAGAGTTTGAACTATCCATAACAATGTCTTGACCATTACAATCTAAATCTGCTGAAAGTTGTGGTGAAAAGTCTGATGATAAATCTGTTAAATTTGTATCAACAACATTTGTTCCATCTGAATAAACTACTTTAGTTCCTTTGTCAGCTGCTGCCCAAGTAACACCCGTTCCAGAAGAAGTTTTAACAGTTACTGTGTAAGCACCTGTTGTTGCGTTGTCGATGATATAAGTTTTTTCAATTGAATCAGGAACAACTACGTTAACTGCTCCTCCAATTGTTCCAACGAATTTTAATACATTATTTTTACCATTTGAAAGTGCACCATTAGAAAATGTTAAAGTTGCACCTGTAGTAATAGCAACGGATTGGAATCCACCAATTGCTTGTTCTAAAATTAATAAGTTTGTATTTGTAATTTGTCCCCAAGTTCCTGAGTTTTCTCCAGTTGCTTGGACTGTAAGTTTTAAACTAGCCGATGTAGAGTTCGCCATTTTTTATCTCCAATTTTTATATATTATAAATTAATTTAAACAGTGTCAAACACTTATTTTAAGCAGCATTTGTAGGAACTTCCTTCCAGCCTGGAGGTGTCGTTGGCGCTGAACCTGTATCGACTGCATTCCAAATCAATGTATTTGTACCTGTACCTAGACCCATTGTCAAGAGGTTTCCCGGAGGAAATACTCGAGTTTCTGTAATAACATCTGCTACTGAATTTAAAGCAGCCGTTAAAGCGAATCCTGTAACATCCACAGGAGTATTTAAATCTACTACTTCATTACCTAATGTAAGAGTCATTGTCTGACCATAATCAGGGTCAGCTATAAATTGACCATTATTCCATCTAGAATTACCCCACGTAGCATCACCCCAAGCCATGGTAGTATCACCAGCTCCAGTGTTTGCATCTCCGGTTACATCTTGTGGACCGGATAAAGATATGGACATTTGTATTCCAGTAAGCGAAGCATCTGGTGCAGGGTCTGCACCCTGTAAGCCTTCAGCCATAGGTAATGCTAACAATTCAGTTGAACCATTACCCCAAGCTAATGTACCCCAAGTAGATTTGTATCCCCAATATCCTGGTATAGCGGATGTTATTTCTGCGATGGTAATATTATCTGCAACTACACTTCCTAAAGAAGCTGACATTGCAAAACCTGAAGGTTGTGCAAATGCAGGGTTAAAGTTTAGCTGTGCAACCATTGCTAAACCAGTTGGCTCTGCAACAAATGCAGAGAATGCATCTACAGTTCCAGTAGCCATTGTCGCTGCATTACCTGGAGGTGTTACATTTGAATCACCATTAATTGTAGCACCACTTAGTCCTTCTGACATTGACATTGCAATACCAGTAACTGCGTGTAGGTTTCCTGATTGTCCCCAGGTTTCTGTGCCCCAAGTATCAGAACCCCATCCGACGTTTACAAAAGATTCAACGGTCGTGCCACTATTATTAAGTGACATGTCCATGTTTTGACCGCCACCCCAGAAATAAGTTCCCCATGTATCTAATCCCCATAACGTATCGTTAGGGTTTGATACAAAAACAGTTAAATCTTGGTTTTGATTCCAAGCACCTTGGTTGTAAGGATGAGCTCCCCATGAATTAACAACCATATCCATGATACCACCCATGCCAATGCCATGGACGTAGCATAAATAATAAAAATCTGTAAAAGAAGATGGAGTTACTTCTACGTATCGAGTTGTGGCTGCATTGAACGTAGTTGTGTTAATGTAGTCTGCATAACTAACTGTGCCATCTAAATAATAAGTTACACCAGAAGTTAAATATTGATCTCGACTGGTAGTGGTAGAAAATATTAATGGATGATTATCATTAGTTCCGTCGCTTTGATCAAAGCGTAAAGTAGAATCAGCAACCCAACTAACTGTACCGGGTCCTGTTGAATTTCTAGCTCCGTCTAAATAAAATACATTACCTGTACCACCGCCATAGAGATCCCCACTTGCGACGGTGACCGTGTAAGTTTTATTTGCCATAGGAGATTACCTCCTACGATTAACCAGAGATCCTTAGAATCGCTGCTGTTGATGTTGGCGCTGGAAACTGAATAGTGAACGTTCCAGAAGTAGCTGTTTTATCTGCTCCAAAATCTAAAACACAAACTGATGCATTAGTTGTATCAGAAGATGTATTATAAATTAAAGCACCTCTAGCTGTTAACGTCACTCCAGTGAATGATCTATCCGCGAAGTCACATCTTGCTACGCCTGCTGAAATTGATGTTCCGTTGTTAACAAGTAGTCCACCACCTTGAGTGTACTGACCAGTGTTTCCAACTTGACCACCAGTACTGTCTCCAGGGTAAGCTGTAGTAGATGAGTTTAATGTTGCAGTAGAGATATAAAGAGCTAACTTGAACTTGTCACCACCAGTTTGTTTGAAATTCATGTCAGCTTCTAAAAGCTGTTTCTTAAATGAATTACAAATTGCTTGTGTTATTGCCATAGTTTTTTCTCCTTAACTTATTTTCCGACTCGAGGAACACCTGATTGATATTCATCTCGTCTTCTTCTTCCCATTTGCTCAATTGCAAATCCTTCAACCACCTGTTTATACTTTTGTTCATATAATTGCAAGAGGTCTTGTGGGCCTTTGAGAAAGCCATAAGCTTCTACTAGGCATGCATACAAAAGTCCGTTGGGAAAATTCAAACTGATGTATGTAGTGGTATTTGTAGCCGATAATCCAGGATCTTTCAAGATATAATTTAACTGAATTGTATAATTAGCATTTGGCGTAGGCGCAAATACAATGTGATTTTTATCCCACCAGCTATAATATTTTGGAACTCCAGTAGACTCAGCGGGGTTAAATTCTGACATAAAACTTGTATCTCTCCACTGTAGAAAATCCCTGTTGTTAGCTTGACCTACTCCATCAGAGTCTACAATCTGAGCAGATCTAATTACCAAAGTATTATCTGGAGTTTGAATAAATCTAGTTCCGCTAGCTAATGCAGCTGTTGCATATCTTCGGTTATTATCAGAATCTACATCTCTTAAAATTCTAAACTCAGCATCCTCTATAAAATCGTTTACAATGGCATCAGTTAAAACTGTGCTTGACACTTCTGTATAATCTCTAATCTTTTGAACTAATTCAGCGTACGTCATGATATACTAATTGTTACACTCCCT